ATTGATTTTAAGATATCTTCTAATGACATGTTATCTCCTATTATTTCTTTTTATATGGTGGATTAAGATCTTTTTGTATTTGTTCAATTATATTAACTTGATTGTATTCCCTTGGATCAATATTAGAATCCAATTGAGTACAAGCTAGGGCCCAAGTCCAACCTGCAGCTTCTAACCTAGCATCATTTACTAATTTTTCTAACTCATTAAAAGCTTTAGTTGTTTGATATAACCCACAACTATCTGGATTATCTAACATTTCACTCATAATATGATAAATATGTTTTCTATCTTGTGTTATTATATCAGGTATATCATATCCTTCAACATCATTATTAAAAATATCTTCTTTATTAATTTTATCTATTAAATCTATTTTATCTAATATATCGGATATATACCCTGTTTTAGGTTTTAATTTATCTTCAGGTACTTCATTAGTATTTGATTTACTTATACCCAATCTAGCTCTATCATCTTCATCTTGTATTAATGGTGCTATAACATCAATTAATGATTCAATTTGAGTGTTCATAAAATCACTTGAACCAGGTGTTTTTTTATCCATTCTTTTTTGAACAAGATATTTCAATTTTTTTCTTTTCAATTTATTTTCTCCCATATCTATTTTTTATTTTTTCTGGCCAACCTATTGATTTTATAATTAATCCATCATTATATTTTATTTCAAAACTAAATACATTTAATGTTAATAAAGTAAATATAAAACAAAATATAAATCTAATTATTCTCAGTTCTTCCTTTTTGATATGATTTCCATGCCCACCACTTCACTACAATCAGCCAATCAGCTTCTTCTTCATTTAGAGGTTGATAATGATATCCCATATCATCCCACCATACATGAAAATCCTTATTTAATTCTATATCCTTTTTACTCCACATCATCTACCTCCATAAAATTATCAACATGGTATCCTGAATGAATTTTACCAGTAATCCATTACAATACAATGACCTAACATGTTTGGTATTTCTCCGAAGAAAATATATATCCTATCCTTTTCAAAGGGATATTTATTTTGCCACAATGGATCAAGACCATCAATATTAAATTTTACAAGACTGTATTGACGAATGAATACTTTATTCATTTTTTAAATCTCTTTCTTTTAGATACATAACAATATGATATGCAAAATGATCTATTAATGCTTGAAAATAAGTATTTTCAAGCATATTATGTCCAAAATAATATTTTTGTAAAAAAACTGGTAACAGCTTTAATTTATCCATATCTTTAATAGAATCAATTAAAGCTTCTTTTATATTATTAAATTCTTTTATATTATTAAATTCTTCATTATTCATAATACCACTTATTATTGTAATTGTATATTACTAAACCCATCTTTTTTTGTAACCAAATAAATATTATCAACATCTATATTTTCTATCTCTTGTCTATGTGTTATTAAGAACACTTTACTATTATCTTCTTGCTGCCTTGTTTTAACAATGTTTAAAATACTCACAAGTCCTTTTGTATCAACAGATGAATCTAATAATTCATCAAGTAACAATATATCTGGATATACACCAAATTGAAGTCTTGATATATCTAAAAATGCAAATTGTAAAGATAAGTCAATACTTCGACTCTCACCACCACTTAAATTACCATAAGAACAATTGGTTATACCAGGCCCTAATATCTCATCTTCAAGCCAATTGCTTATCTTAACATAAAAATTCATGCCACTCTCTGCTAAGTAATGATTTATCTGTTTATTAATATACGGTATCTTAGACTTTATAGCATGCTGTTTAACATTTTCGTCTTTACATAAAATTTTAATGTAGTCAAAATAATCAATAATCTCATTAAGCTTATCAATCTTCTTTGTATAAATTACAGAACCTTTCTTTAACTCTTTGATTTTATTAATATTATCATTAATAAGTAAAGTTAATTCATCTCGTATAACCTGTTCTTGTTTAACTCTCTCATATAGTATATCAATTTTATTTTTAATCTCTTGTTGTTTGTCTATCTTAAGCTGGCACAATATAATATTTTCATCTATATCATCTATAACTACCTTCTTCTTTTTAATAACAACATCATGCTCTATTTTTTGCTTAATAATATTTTTGGTTATATCAAATAATGCAATATATTTATCTTTAAAATCATTATACTTAGTAATATCACCAGTTTTAGATTCAAGATTAGTTACATCAACTAACATTTTTGATATTTTAAACATTTTAGTATTAAGGTCTTTTATGCTATCAGTTAATATTAATTTATCCTTCATTAAATTATTAATTTTATTAGTTAAAATTAATTTATCATCTTTTAATTTTAAGATAGATTTAGATAATGATATACATTCATTGTCAAGATTTTTTAATACATCATTACCTGATAGCAATAAAGGACATCCACATAAAGGACATTTATTGTTATCTTTAAGTTTGTTATATCTATCTTTAGTAGATTTTAATGTGGTCATAAGACTTGATATAGTTATAACCATATCTTCATTTTTGGTCCTAAAATCTTTAATACTATTTTCTAAGATATTGATTTCATTCTCTTTTATTTTTATAAGTTCTTCAATATCTTTGGTAGCCCCTAAAATCTTTAATTCATCACGCTTTGTATTCAATTGATTTAAAATATTTTCATCTACTTTGTATTCATCCATATACTTTTTAATATTTTTAAGCTCATTATTTTTAACAGATAATGTAGTGCATAGAGTATTATATTCTTCTTTAATGTCCTGTAGATCCTCTAATATTTCATTCTTTTTTATTTTAAAGTCTACAATATCACTATCTATTGTATCATCTGTATCTAAACTATTTTGTAATACATCAATATCATTCTGTGATGATACAATATTATCCAACTTTAATGTTAATGATAAATTTTGACTTTCAATCTCTTTTATAGTACTTTTATCTTTATCATTATTGACAGTTATCTTATATATGTTATCATTTGTTTTCTTCAGTTTGCTATTACTTTTTTCATTAAGACTTGAAAAAAATCCAAGATTAAAGACGCGCTCAAGGAATTTTCTTTTCTGTGGTTTATCCATCTTAAATATAGGTGTAAATGCATTTAGATTGACATATAATAGAGGCATAGATGAATTAAAATCCATGTTAAGAATTTCATTCTCTAAGGTTTTTTGATATACTCTTACATCAGATGGTGGTGGAATTAAAACCGTGTTTTTATATATCTCTAATTTATCAGGCTTTAAAGCTCTTAATATCCTGTAATTATCAGATCCTTTTTTAAAATTTAACACTACTTCACAATTTTTTTTATTTTTCCAATTTATAATCTGTTTTTTGTTAATACCTCTATTGGTTTTACCAAAAAGGGCAAAGGGTATTGTTTCAAAAAATGAACTTTTACCGCTAGCATTTGATCTTCCTCTTAGTTCATCAGTACCAAGAATAAGATTTACACCTGGTCTAAATTCAATATTTTGTGGTATTTTACCATAAGACAAAAAGTTTTTAAACTCAACATTTTCAAATTCAATTTTCATATTTTTATCCCGTAAATAAATCCAGATATACAACCCCAAAAATATAATATAGCTGGATGCATAGTACGTTTTAATCCTTCATGATAATACCATGCAAAAAGATATGATCCTAAAAAAATACACATTCCTAAAATTTCATAATTCATAATAAATCCTTTATACTACATATATTATATAATGTTAATCAATCATAAATAATTCTTTAGGTATCAATGGTTTAGAATAATTTCCGACTTTACAATATCTTGGTGTAAGACCATATTTTTCTATATATTTTTTCATTTGATTTTCTATCCTATTTTTTCTTTCATCTCTCATATTATATATCATTCGATTTGTAGCATCATAAATTGTTTCTTCACCTGTACCTGATATAGAAGCACCTGTTCTTCCTTCACATATGTAATATTGTTTATTATTATTAACATAAGAAAAAAGATCTAATTCATAATTATTTTTTACAAAATGGCCATCAACTTTTTCATATTCTTTACCATAATCTTTTTGTTTATGAGCATAATAATTATTTGATACTTTTTTATATTTATCCATGTATAAGCCTTGTTACTGTTATATTACGTTTGATACCCAATTTATTTGCTATTTTTTTAGATGCTACACAAATATCAATCTGTAGTCCCTTAACAGATTTATCCATTTTATCTTCCATAATAAATACACCATAACCCGGAATATAGACATTAGCATCACCCCAACCCATGTTAGTTAATTCAGGTGATATTGCTACTGTTTTACCGGGTACAGGCTTTCTCATAAAAGCAGTATTATCTGGATCACTATCACTGTTTATACCGCCTGAGGCAGGGTGGTAAAATGAAATTGTTACCACCTGAGTTCTATTTAATTCTCTTTCTAAAGCCCTAATTTGATTAAGTCTATAATTAATTATAAAATTTTTAGAAGCTATTGTAATCTGTTGCTGTTTTACTAAATCCAATCTATCAGCTCTATCACATAATCTCACTACACCATATACAGATGTTAAAAAAATAAACAAGATGCCTATTGATACTATAATTACAAGCGATCTAAATAATTTCATTATAACCTCTCTATTTTGTACTGGCTCCAAGAATACCATATCCAATAATATCATTATATGGATTCTCATTAAATGCATCCTTTTGATTAGCTATTCTAAATAATTTATCAATTATTCTTACAACTGTCAACATATCATTATATTGTTCTGGTTTTATACCATTAGGATACATTTCTTTAAGTACTGTACCAGAACGACCAAAAGAATCACCATAAGCTATCTGTTTTTCTATAACAAGAGAGGCTATATTATCTGCTATTTTATGATAATCATTCTCTATCATCAGCTTCTTGGCCATACAAATCTTGACATAAATTAGCAAGCCTTTGTCTCCACATAGGCTCATTTTTGTTAAGCTCAATTTCTTCATGAAAATCTTCTATATCATGTGGAATTAATTTATATGGCGTATTACTGTCAATATCAACTAATGTATGCCTCAATTCATGACGTAAAATTTTTATTTTTTCTTCTCTTGTTATATTATCAAAAATCTTTTTATCAATAAAAATAATATAATCATGACCTTCATTTTCTGCCGACTCATCTATAGTCAAATATCTTAATAAGTCATTTGTCTTTTGTATCCTTGCTAATGTAATCTTACCATTTGATTGCCTTTTTTTCAAATCATAAAGAATCTTAATATTAGCATTTCTAAGTTCTGGGAAATGTTCTGCTCTAACTTCTCTAAAAATATCATTAATCTCTGTTGGGACATCTTCGAATCTTAACATATTGTTTCTCCTTAAAATAATTTACATACCATTCAATAAAATTTTGTACACCTTCTGATATACTTATCTTGGGATTATATCCAATTTCTTTACTTGCCTTATCTATAGTAGCTAAAGATGTTAATAATTCACCTTTAGGTAAAGATACCATTTTTTTCTTTGCTTGTAAATTAGTAATATCTTCAATGATTTCAATAACATCTAAAATCTTTACTGTCTCACCTCTGCCTAAGTTATATATTGCATATTTTTGAGGCTTATCCATAACTCTTATTATACCATCAACAATATCACCAACATATGTATAATCTCTAAACATTTCACCATTATTGTTTATTATTAACTCTTTATCTTCAAATATAGCCTTTGTCCAGATATATATTGACATATCTGGTCTGCCCCATGGCCCATAGCATGTAAAAAATCTAAGACCTGTACAATTCATACCAAATGACTCACTATAAGAATATGCTAACACTTCATTGTATTTCTTTGATGCAGCATAAATATTAAGAGGATGTTCTGTATCATCTTCTTCTTTAGTAGGCGACTTACTTTTACCATAAATACTACTAGATGAAGCATATATAAAATTAGACACTTCATATTTTTTTGATGCTTCTATAATGTTAAGGAATCCTTCACAGTTTACATGCTCAAATATATAAGGGTTTTCCATAGAATATGGTATGCCAGCATATGCTGCTAAATTACATACTATATCAGGTCTTTCTATATTAAATATATTATCAACATGCTTTTTATCAGATATGTCATTATAATAGCATGAAAAATTATTATATTTTTGTAATTGTTCATTTCTATCTATTTTAAGATCTACATCATAATAATCATTCTGATTGTCTATTCCAACAACAAATTTACCCTCATCTAATAATCTCTTACATAGATGATATCCTATAAAACCCGAGCTTCCAGTTACTAAATATTTTTTCATTATATATCCTCTTTATTCTATTTTAAACAATTCATCAGGTACTAATCTCTTCTTTTTTGGTATATCAAATCTTTTGCCAAATCTCAAATCAAAATAATATTTAAATACATAAGAACTATTATGATCATTTGTATTATAACGAGTATTATATCCATTATATCCATCTATTATATTATTTTCCATATATATTAATATTTCATCTCTTTTTATTTGAAAATCATGTATAAATTTTTCATTTTTAAGAAAATACATTGTATTATATAACTTATTAGATAATTTATCAATATTATATGATGCTTTATGAATATGGTACAGCATACGTTCTAATAATATAATTTTATCTTCTTGTCTCCACGATCTTTTACATCTATCGCATATATAAAATGGATTATATATTATATCATCTTGTATAACATTTGTTGTAGCGTAATCACAAAATAAGCAACATACATCATATTTTTTTATATTAGCAGTATCATTTGATTGATACGGATATTCAGATATATTGGCATCACCTCTACCATATCTATTTAAAAAATAAAAGGGATTAACAGCATTAGTAGTATTATTAGTAGTATTATTACTCATATATCCTCTAATTTAAATAATTTTTCAGGTATTATTCTATCTTTTTTTTCTTTCTTTTCTTTCTTATTAATCATATCAATAATATTAAAATCATCTAGTGTTTCTTTTGATGATAATATTTTTAATATCCTTTCCATAAATGTAGACATACCATCTTTAATTATAACATTCATACATATTTCTAAAACGCTTAAAACAGAATAATTATAGGTATATGAACTTGGATTAATATAACTTGTACCAGTAATAGTACTATCAGTATAAGTAATACATGACGGATTTTCTGTTATGACATAGTCAGCAATATTAACATCATCATTTAATTCACGATTTGGTGAATTAACAAATGTACCGTCAGGATTATCTAAATAATAATCTTCATCTGTTAAATTTTCATTATTTTCCATACATCATTTCATCCATTAAATGATCAATTATTTTTTTAAGAGTGTTTACTTTAATATGATCAGGAACATCCACATTTTTTATTGTATCAAATAAAATCTCTTTATTGTCTTTTACTGTCATATCAGATTCATCATCTTTTATATCAACCTTTTCAGTAACATTACTAAAATCAGCATTAAATTGTAATGGACCAAAAGACTGTATTTTTTCTATCATATTATTGTTATCTGTTTTACCATAGTCTTTAGTAAATACAAAATTAACAATATTGTCTTTAATATCAGATTCAATGATATCATCACTATATATTTTAACAAACTTTGGGTATTTAGTAAACTCTATAAATTCTGTTTCACCATTGTCATATATATAGTACCCTCTGATGCCATTAATATCATTAAATGTTTGTTGGAATGGTGCTCCAATATACGTTATATTTTTTTTGACTGATGGTATATGAAAATGCCCACTATATACCATATGAAAGTCTTCAAAATCTTTAGCACTTAATCTATCATGCTCTTTAAAAATATAATTACTTGACATCGGGAATCCATTAAGCTCAAGATGTGCCATGACTATATCAAATTTCTTATATTTTTTTATATCATCTGATTTGTAACATGACCATGGCAACATAATTATGTTGCCATTAGCATAAGCATCATCTATTATGTTAATGTTATCCCATTTGTTATAGATAGAAACACTACATGGTTTTATCCTGTCTTTATAAAATGTATCATGATTACCTACTATTATATTAACTTGATAGTCTTTAAGGAGGGCCATTATTTCATTGGAATATTGGAGAGTTTTAACATTGATTGATTTTCTGTTGTCAAACCAATCACCAAGAAATGTTATTGTTTTTATATTGTTACGTTCACATGTATCTATTATACTATTAATAAGATCTATAACAACAGTATGCCATATATCAGATGATTGATATAGACCAAGATGTATATCACTAAACAAAATCATTTTATCATTTAACATTTTTATTAACCTATCAATAATTCGTAATTTATCGCTTTTTTATTATAATCTTTTTGATCTTCAAATATAATATCATTGTTCTTATAACATATGTCTTTGATTTCTTTATGTTTTGTTTGTTTTTTTATGTAAGCTTTAAAAGAATTTTTACATATCTGAGTAACATATGCAAAAGCATTATCAGATTTTTCAGAATTGAAATTCTTTAAGTATTTGATGCAGGTCAGTACCGCTTCACTTACCATATCTTCCCGCCATGTGTATCTGGCAAAACTGCCTTTAGAAGAATATCGTTTAGCTATATTGATTAACATTAAAGCAAGGGCATTTGAAGCAATGCCCTTTTTTTTAAAATCAATAACTTCTTTGAGGAGGTCTTTGTTGTTTACATAATATTTTGCATGTTCTTTACTCATAAAGTATTGTTAGATTATACAACATACTATATAATATTGTAAACATTATATTATCTTTTCTACACATTTTTTTATTTTAGCTAATTTATTGTTAGCTTCAAATAACATAATCTTAAATCTCTTAACATATTTTTTATTTATCTTAATATTATCTATAGTAGTACCTTCTTCAAGACAAAATTCAAATCTAAATTTACCTTTATAAATATTTTTAAAATCATCATTAAGACTGTTCAATATACCATATATTTTATTAGAATCTATATCATATTTTTTGCATGTCTCTTGTATTATGTCTTTATAACATGTGTTATCATTAACAAGATTGATTCGTAATATTCTAAATTTATTAGTATTCTCATCTAGTCCTGAGTATGATAAATATTTTAAAAATCTCATATTATACCTCTTATCCTATCACTGTAACATGACATGTTGGAGTATCGGTCTTCCATAATCTTACTGAATTAATTGTTAATGTTTCAACTTCTATGGTATCAGTTTTATTGTCAGCATCATTGTATAACATTACCAAAGGATAGCTATTATTAAGATTATGAGTTAATTCATAATAATTATCACCTCCAGAAACTTGCCAACTAGCAGATGCTATAGCTGATGTCAGGGTATCTGTTTTAGCAGACCATCCTTTTGCTAGTAAATTACTAACAAATTTATTTTTTAAGGTATCTGTATCAGTTTCATCTACTTCACCTGGAACAGTTAATATTTCCATATTATCTATTTCACCATCACTTATTGTACCAGGACTTGACCATGTGATTTTGAATTTTTGACCAGCATCATATCCATTAATTTCATTAGATGCTCCTATCCAAAACTCAAAAAATCCTTCATCATTTGTTGTTGTTTGTGGTGCTGTATTTGATGCTATACCACCACTTTCAACACTAAAAACATAAGCAGCAGTAGATGTAGTAGCTAAATATATTGTTATATTAGCTGCATCAACAGGCTGTCCTTCTTCATTTAATAAATAACTCCAATAATGTGCTCTTGACATTATATGCTCCTTGTTTAATTAGATTTTCTTTCTATTCTATACCATAATTTAAGATCAATAGTTGATTTTTTAAATAGTAAGTTATTAAATGTATAGAATATTATGTCATCAGAAGTATCAAATATACCAATTTCCGTTATATCCATATCTTCTGCTGTATTTATATTAGATTCAACATAATAATAATTATCATCTGAAGTTAATGTCGCTGTATATGTATATGTTCCTACAGGTGATTCTAAGTCATTATTAGTTATAGCATCCCATGCATTACTACCAGATGTGCCGACTTTAGCGTAACTAATATTTTCTGTTATAGAAGACATACTAAATGCACTTTTACTAATAGCTTTTATTACAGCATGACCTGCTTCGGCTGTAAAAAATGTTAATGTTACTATATTATTTGTTGTTATAGTTACAGTAGCTGGATACATTAATTCATTACTAGAATTATAACACTGTACTTGAACAGCATAAGCATCTAAATTATGCTCAACAGTCCATAAAGTACTTGCAGATGATTGAGTATGTGTGTATTCACCAGAAGCAACAATACCATATCCTGTAGTATCTTCTATAAATGTTACAGTCATATTATTAGCATCATCAGATGTTATATTTAATGGAAAGAAATGACTATCTGTTAAATCTTCAATTTGTATTAATGGAAAATTATCTGCTAATGAATGTGTTATAGACCATGCTGAAGCACCACTAGATTGAGTATGTGTATAATCTGGTAAAGTTATTACTGCAAGACCAGATGTAGCATATCCAAATGTAACTTTTATTGAATTCATTGTTAAATATTCAATATTAGATGGTATAATTTGTTCTAAATCTAAGCTAAAAAATTGAACTACAACATTTTTACTATCAAGATTATGTATAACATCCCATGATATACTAGCACCTTCTCGTCTATATAATACTTTATCATCCAATATTGTTATTGGTTTACAACATTTAGTATCAACTGTAGCTCCAGTATCATAAAGAGCTATAAAAGACCCTGTAAAATCTGATATTGGTGATAAAAGTAATGAATAATGAGCATATTTACATACAGGTCTTATTTCTTCCCATGCAGCTACAAGACGATCTGATAAATCTTCATTAAAAATATAGTCATTACCATAAGATTCATTATTTAAATCTATTTCAGTTCTATAATGTGGTGATATTACTTTACTTGCAATATCAGGATATGTTCCAAATGATTCATAATATTCAGCACCAGCTCCGGCACTTAATGTTGCTGATCCATAATCAGGATAAGAAGTATATAAATGATCTTCAAAATTATCATTTATATTTTCTGTTATTGACACATCATGCCATCTTTCATATACATTAAGATAATTAGATGTAAAGGGTATAACAGATCTAAAAACAATATATAATGATGAATATGTTCCTTTTCTTTTAAGTAAATCTGGTAATGCAGCAGCATATGATCTTCTATCTAAAATATCCAAATCACTTAAATAATTCATATCATAAATATCATAAATATATTCAAGATATTTTTCAGGAACTTCATCTGGATCAACCATAGACCATGTATTTTTTGACAAATTATAACATTTACTATATATCTTATCAAAAAATAAGCTAAATAATTGTTTAAGATTAGTTGTTCTATTACCTATAGGAAGAGCTTTTAAAGCATTATTATTAAAATTATTACATACTATATTAAATTTACCACTTCCATCGCTTAAAGGATATAATTTACCAAAATATAAAAATATCTTATTAATATTAACATAATCTTCATATTCAGATGTATTATTAATAAATTCACGAATTTGATGCTCTTTTTTTATAAAATAAACATCATATCCAGCATATAATGCTAATTCATCTACAGTTAATATTGATGGTCTATAATTAGTAGTTTCAAGATGAAATTGATAAATGTTATCTGTTGGTGTACCACTTATAGGTATTCCTCTAATTTTATAATAACCATATTTATTAGTAGCTGCAGGTATATTATCATCTTGTTTATCTTTAATCCATAAATCAAGACCAAAACCATACTTTGCTGTTATTCCAGTTTTAGGACCTGTAAGATGGCCTGTTGTTGGGTAATCATATTCATATGGTTTAATAACATCTATAAAATCTTCCATTATAAAATATGGTATATCAATAAATTTACTCATTATGTTTCCTCTGTAAATACACAATCATCTATAGATATTGCAGGATATTGATTACTACCTAGTGTTATTTTTCTTAACTTATTTTCACCTGTATATGTTGATGATGCTACAGTAAATTGAGGATCATTACCTATAGTGTTAGGTTCATATACTGTAGCATTAAGAACATCAATATTTCTTATTATAAGAGTTTGTATTCCCTTTGTTTGATCAAAATCATCTGTTGTTGATTCAATAGTAGTATCTGTTATGAATTCTATTATATCTATAAATGATATAGTTTCATTAAAGCTTCTATTTGTAGTACTAAAAAAGTATGTTAATTTATTTTTAACATCATTAGATACATTAGCAAATGTATACGTTCTTTTAATTTTAATACCCATATCAATTTTAAAATAAATCAATTCAGGTAATTCATAAGCTTCATAAGCACTTAGCATTTTTCTTGGTTCAAGATATACTGAAAGAAGATCTTGATATGTTTCAGACCATTCATAAGGTTCTTCTATACCAGCACTTGCTGCTGATGTTTCTATAGTACTTGTTCCCCATTCATTAGGTATAACAGATACATAAACTTTATTATAATCAGTTACACTCCCAGATGGAGCTACTTCTTGCTCACCCCATACGTTAGCAACATCTACATCAGATCTTGATTCTAAATGAGATATATAATCTTTTGCTGTAACATTTCTATATTGTGAATGCATAACACCTGTTGAAGCATTTACAATCTCTGTTATTGTTTCTGGATCAGCCGAACTTACTGTAGCATCTGTATTAGTTACTGTTAAATAATCATTAGAAGACCATGCTGAAGTAGTTTGATTATATAAAAAATTGGTTTCCGGTAAAGTAATATTATCCGCACCTACAGTACCGGCAGCGCCTAAAGATTTTAATACTGTTACTGTAATATCTTCAGTAGAAGCAGGATAATTTCTTAATGATGAAAATTCTATTAAATATTTTTCATATTTATCATATTTGAACATAAAAACATCATCTTCTGTATAAAGACCTGATAAATTATCATAAAAATCAGATATTCGGTCCCATATATCATCACCTATCTGAACCTGTATTGAAGGTGATTGATCATCTAAATCATTATCATAATCAAAATTTTCATTAGGTAAAAACAATTTATAATTAATAATATCATCACCAGTATATGTATATTCAGTAACATCACCTTGTCTAGCATATAATGAAATGGTATATGGAAATGATGCTGATAAAGGAATTGTTTCTGTATATTCTGCGGTAGTAGAAAATTTTATAACATTACCTGCTGTATCAGTAGCATCTGGACATGTTATTGTTTTCCAAGGTGATACTAAGATAGTATCACCTATAGACACACCAGCAGAAGCGCCTATAGATACTGTAACAGTAGTTGATGCTGATCTATAACCACTAGGATTATATCCTCTTAAATGTGATAACATATGTACTGTTTCGTATGTATCAGCAGTATCAATATAAATATTTTTTGCTAATTTATTTAAAAGAAATGTATTAATATCAGCAAGATATGCCATAAGTTCTATAAGAATTGCTATATTAGAACCTTCATAATTATAATCAGCAAATACAGGGTCAACTTGAAGTTGCTCTTTTATTTTTTGTATATATGTGTTGTAATCTATATCTAAATAACCTGGGACTAATGTAGTCATTTGTACTCCTTATTTCTTTTTTTCTTCTTCTGGATGATTTTCATAATATTGTTTTCTTATATAATGCCAATCATCTTTCATAGCATCCTTATCATTCGGATGATTATAATAATATAATTCTCTTATGCGAGTATTATCATCTTTCTTAGCATTTTTATCTTCAGGATTATTATGATAATATTGTTTTCTTACAATATTACCAGGATCTTTCATAGCATCTTTATCATTCGGATGATTTTCATAATATTCCATTCTTATACTTTGATATTCATCTGTTTTAGCATCTTTATCATTCGGATGATTGTCATAATAAAATCTTCTTATATGAAGACTTTTATCTTTTTTAGCATCCTTATCATCTTGATTTTTTAAATAATATGCCTTTCTTATATTTACATTGTCATTTATTTTAGCATTAGGATCATTAGGATTATGTTTATAATATGTTATTCTTATTTCACTATCAACGTCTTTTATTGCATCTTTATCATTCGGATGATGGTCATAATATATCCTTCTTACATCATTATCACTATCTTTTTTAGCATCTTTATCTTCAGGATGTTTTTTATAATATTCCATTCTTATACTTTGATATTCATCTGTTTTAGCATCTTTATCTTCAGGATGTTTTTTATAATATTCCATTCTTATACTTTGATATTCATCTGTTTTAGCATCTTTATCTTCAGGATGGTTATCATAATATCTTTTTTTAATACCATAATCATTATCTGTTTTAGCATCAGGGTCATTTGGATGATTTTGATAATATTGTTTTCTTATAATATCAATAAATTCTTTTTTAGCATCTTTATCATCTGGATTATTTTGATAATATAATCCCCTTATTTTAAAGTCAGAGCTATCTTTATAACCTAAACCTATAACATTTGTCCCTGTATCAACATATAATTCAGGATTTATTTCATATGTACCTTTAAACTTCTGAAAAGTCTTAAGCCATGCTATAATTCTTTTTCTAAATCCAGAGACATCAGATCCATAAACTTTTTTCTCTGGATAAAGTACCATATCCTTTTCATTATCTATATTTATAAATTGTTTTATAAGAATCCTTCCTATAGGCTTATTAATATTTTTATCATTTGTATTAATAATATACGCTACTAAAGTACCGTATTTTATATCTTTATGTATATATTTTTGAAACATACCACCTTGTAAGTCCATACAACTTGTCCATCCACGGTCAGTACTCATGCCAGCTAAATCATATGGATGTCTGGATATAACTATAAGCAAATCAGTTTTCTTACCACTAGTTCTTCTCTTGTCATTAATAAATACTTTTAATAGATCTTGTTCTTTATTTTTAGACAACACTTTACCAAGTCTTAATATTTTTTTACCCGACTGTACAATACCTTTCTTATAATTAACAATCTTTAACTTATTAGATTTAATAAAATTATCTATAGCCTTAGGAGGTTTAATGTCTTCTTTATTAGCATCAAAATCAAGGTATATCCTGTCTTCACCTTTAAAGACTTTATTAAGATATGTCTTATATTTTTTAGACAGTATAGCAGGTTTGATTTCTTTGACTTGCTTTAAAGTTAATGCTTCTTGTAAGTATTTGATAAATCTCATATAATTAATCCTGTCTTAATATATAATCTACTGTTCTTGTTTCTGAAAGTGGAAAGTCTTTAATACCATAATCTATTTTTACCTCATATTGATTTGAATCATAGTTAGCATTAATATTTACATTACTAATAATAATTCTATCATCCCATTGCTCAATAGCTTCAAGAATTTTAGTACCTATAGTATAAGCTGTATTCTCATCCATTGGTTCAAAAAGAGTTTGGTATATATTAACAGCAAATTCTGGTAACATTCTTCTACTTCCCTGCATTGTTGTTATTATGTTCTTTAATGAATTTTCAACAGCATCAAATTCCGTATCTCTTGTTATATCACCATCTGTTGCTCTTGATAATTCAATATCTATATCTGAATAAACTGGCATTTTTTATTTTCCTTTTTTCTTACATCCTTTAATATCAATGGTTGAGTTAGGGTTTGAGCCCTACGGCATAAGATTTATTATCTTAAATCTTATAATATATCCTATAATATTTATAAAATCTTTGTAAACTATTGATATATAAGGTCTTACAACATTCTCTTTAATCCCAACATAATATTGTATATCCTTTAATATCAATGGTTGAGTTAGGGTTTAAGCCCTACGGCATAGATTAACTAGCTGTTGAATTTGCTGTCGCTTGCGTCAATGATGCTGATGTTGAATTTACAGCTCCTGTAGTATCTGTACCAGTTTGAACACCACTATGAGTATGATTGTTAAATATATCTATAAGATCTTCATTCATTAATTTTTTTTGTGGCCCTTGTTTTGATAATTCTGACGTACCACTTGTTGATATAAAATTTCCTGTTGCTGTAATCGTTGGAGCTGTTATAGTACAATTTCCTGTTACAGTGATATTCATTGTACCACCAATTGTTTCAGTATGACTTCCTGTAACACTTTTTGTTACAGCACCCTTTATAGTTATATTATCATTGCCTGTAACATCTTTTATCTTATTCCCAGCTATATTTATAGTATCATTACCACCAATCTTTTTTGTCTTGTTCCCATCTATTGTTTTATTTTCATTTGATTTAATATGAATATTTTTATCATTTGTTACTATCTCATATTTATTATTATTATTCTTAATTACAACATCTCCATTTTCAAAAACTTCTATATAAGTATTAGATGGATGATATATATGAAATCTTCTGTTATCTGGTGTATTGTCCATTTCTACAGTCAGACCACCATGTGTTGCTAGTACTATGTTATTTGGATATACTGAATTATATCCTGATGCTGGTTCGTCCCACGTACCACCACCAGCCTTTGATATTGCTAAATCTCTTGCAGCATTTTTAGATTCGACTATAGTACTTGTAGTAACATCTCTTGCTAATTTATGGACATCAGCCTCATTTAATGCATTTGGTTTATGAGGTGCTAATATTTCTGATATTGGATATGTGCCATCAGGATCATTAAAACCTTGCTCTATATCTGGTGCAACAGATGGTATGCCAGGCACAGTAGCAAAATATCTTGGCTGCATTATATTTCCATTTTCAAAAAATAACATTACATGAGATCCCTGTAAAGGAACAGACCATAAACCAAATCCCGACACAGACCCCTCTAATAGACCCATAACAGGCTCAGCCCAAGGTAAGTCATCTGTAGGTATACCTTCAATATCGGTCTTGATTTTAGTAGCTGTATGGACGCCAAAAACTCTTATTCTACATCTACCAGCTTTTAAAGTGTCATCATTTGCTTCAATCACACCGCGATATATACCTTCAAGTTTTTGTCTTGCTAACTGATAATCTTGTGGTTCATTCTTTATCATTATGCACTCCTAACACCTGATATATTAGTCTTAACTGATTTAACAAGTGTCTTATGATGTATATCACTATAAGCATTTTTAATTAATACCATTTTATTTTTATATTGTGGTGTACCATTAGTAAAACTATGAGTTATAGACTTAATAAGATATTTTCCCTTAAGCAATAAATTTGTTTTCTCTTTACCACTAGTACTAAGCCAATTTATTTCTATCATACCACCAGCATATCTTCCTTCACATCCTCTTGTTACAATTGAAACACATTGCTGTAAACAATATTTCTTAATGAATCTGCTATAATATATATTATCAATAATATTAGAATCACTTTCACCATCAAGTACATATCTTGTAGTACTATCACTTATATCAGTAAATAAGGTTTTTTTACCTAACATAGTATATTTAGATATTGAAGTGGAATAATCATAACTATTATTGATAAATGTTTTAGTTTCAAAATTATAACCTAGTCTATTACTTCCTTTTAAAACGCTAGCTCCTGTTAGATCAATGCTGCTAATATTCCATGATAATATTTTATTTCTAAGATAAAGATTAGCGCTCTCAAATACATACATACCATTATCTTTAGATATACCTGTACCAAAAGATGACATTAATTTTTTTTGTTGTAAAAGTTTTTCAAGTGTTACAAAATTAGTTCCTTTGGTGTTGTTATAAAATAAATATCCAGCTTCACCTAATTGACTACTAGAACCGCGTCTCATCAACCATAATAAAGTTTCTTGCGGTGTCCAGTAAGGCATATAAAAATAATCAAGTGTTTCGTTAGTGTCTTCAAATTCTTCAAATTCTTCAATATCTAACATATCAGTTGCTACATCTGATACTATAGATGATATTTTAGTATCCTTCCATGACTTACTAAATTTTTTATTAGTCAAGTTCATAAAAGTGGTATCAACTATCAGCAATTCAATTGTATTAGCACTTGTTATTTGTGATCCCATATTTTGAGTTATATTATTAACTTTATATATATCAAATTTTCTAATGATATCACTATCTTCACCATAAATAAGATGAATTTTTTCATTACCAGTGAAAGGACCAAATTCAAAAAGTCCTACCATATCATCAAATACAAGTTTACCAACAATACAGAATGACATTATATCTTCTATGAAATAAAAATTCTTGATATCTTTGTTATTTAATGTAACCATTTGATTATCAAGCTCTATTATTATTGAGTATACCGACCCATGATCTTGTTTTTTACTAGTATCTACTGACATATTATAACTCCGATATACTTTCTATTTCTTTTAACAACATATACAAATAACTTTCTTTAAGAACTTTTATTTGATCACCTTCAGACAATTCTTCATATGGATTAATAATATTATTCATCATACATATAACCCACCATAAATTAGATGATCCATAAATTTTAAATGATATCATATCCCACCAATCTTCGTTTTCAACATCATAAGTAAAGTAATATAGAGTATTATTAAGAATGTCATCATTAATGCTATATGATCTAAAAAAATTCATGTATTTAGTATTACTTTCTTCCAGTATATTAAATAGTTTTAAAAATGATACATTGCTGAGTCTATGATCAGTTAGAGTATAAAAATCAGTTGTTACTTTAGTTGTTGCTGCCATAATATCCTTATGTTCTTGTAAATTTTTGTGATATAGCATTATAAGCAGGTGAACTAACTATATCTTTTTTTAATTGAGTTGCTTTTTTTGTTATCATATCTGCTTTACCACTAAATGTGATAGATAATTTACTTGTTTGTGTAAATGTACTACTATATGTAGGTTCTAAATCAAC